AGATCAGAAGCAATCACCAGACAATCCAGATTCGCCAGACCCGGTAACATGGATTCCGCTTTTTAAGATCGACTCGTTTGAAACCAAACAACGAGTGCTGTACGAAGACTTCGATGATCCACCCAAGAAGATTATCAACTACGCAGGCCAGCCTTTTGCGGAACCACTGACGCGAACGGTCACAATCTGTTCGTTCTCGCTTGTCCAGTTCGAAGACGCTTCGCAAGACATCAATACGATTATGGATCGTAATGACACTGTAAACGAAGACACGTTCCGAGGCCGTGAACCTAAAACATGCAAGTTAAACGTGACTGGTGCCGAACTTGGCTACTTCGGATTCTTTCCAGCTTGGCGAATCAGCTACAAGGTCACTTACGATCCAGACACTTGGGAAACTGAATTATTGCAGGTTGGTAGCGTGTTTAAAGACGTTGCGGATGGAAACAAGATCAAGCCATACTTAGATCAGACAAACTCCCATCGAATCGTCGGCAAGCTAAAGGCGGACGGTGACAAGCTTGGATATACAGCAGACCCGTTGACAACCAAGTTTCTAACTTACAAACAAATCAGCTTCGATTTCATCAGGTCGTAAAATGGCAAAAGACGAAGACTTAGTAGCCTTTAGCCGACCAGACGCCGACGAAATCATTCGTAAGGTGCTTGGTTCAAACTTCGTTGGCGACGGACAAAACCGAACAACTGACGATACTTCGTTATTGATTGCGTACACAACTGAGGGAGCCACAGCACGAAGCGGAACAACACTCGGAACGGGAACCGCGTCCAAGGTTTACACGGCTGACAGCGGCGATACGAGAACCATTTCAACGTCAACTGATACCGTCAAGTTCTACAACCTCGCAGCCACGGCAGTTGGAACCAACAAATACATCAAGCTAATTCGAAGCGGCATGACTTGGTATATCTTCTGGGAGGAGTGCTAGTGGTCGAACGCAAGCACATGCAAAGCTGTTGCTGCAAAGGTTGCGAACTTGGCGACGACGACTTCAATCGCGCAGACGCTAATCCACCAACCGGCTCCTGGTACGAGATAAGCGGCAACTGGGCAATCAGTGGGAATAAGCTGATCGACAACGGCGGCGCAGGCAAACTGGCAACGACAATTTGCCACCCAGTCTTGTACGATAAAGGAAGCTGGCGGGCTGACTTCGATCTAGTCGAGTGCAGAACACGCAGCACGTTTGTTGTGGGCGCAGGCGATCCAGGCACATCAACCTATCGAGTCACGTTCGCTTTTGCAGACATGGACACTGGAACCGCCAAGATCACGGTAACAATTGAAGGAGATGAGACGGTATCCGCTGACTACAACTGGCCTGGTGGTTACAGTTCGAACGACACTGTATCGGTTTTTGTATGTTACGAACCAGGCGGGGCGTTGAGGGCGCAAGTCAAGGAAGGTGGTTTTGTTCCGATCTACGCGTGCGTTGGGAGTGCTGTTGGCGACAACTGCTTTGTAGTTTCTAGTACGGACGTTGGCGGGTTCTTTTTCGTACAAGGTGCCTTTGACAACTGGGAGTACGAAGCGACTGCGATCGACAACCTTGACTGTCCAGCTTGCGGTTGCTTGTGTCTGAAGGCTTACTACCCAGATAACAAATACGAACCCCTAGAATACAGTTGCTTCCCCCAAAATCTTAAGGCTATCTTCCAGCTAGTCACTTATCCAATATCAGGATTGACTTGTTACCTCACAGACTTCGAGGTGGATTTGTCGCAATGGGATTTTGGGCGCAATGAATGGCGATCTGAAATACAAACCGTCTGCGAAGGTTACACTTGGCAATTGATCGCGCGTTGCGTGTACTACGAAGACCCTGATACAGGCCTGCGCTGGCGAACAATAACGCTAGAGATTCTAACAAGCGACGTTGGCGTTGACGTTGAAACGATGTTCTACTGGACCGACCTTAATCTAGCGATTGGCGATACGACAGAAATCAAATGGCCTGATTTCGATTTATCAACCTGCGAACCGCTTAGTTTGGTTTACAAATCAGTTATTCCGTATATCACCGCAACAAGCTGTTATCCAGATGGCGGCTGGAAAATTTTCTGTTGCGAGCCGGATTTGTGCGGTGTGCCAACGCCAGAGGTTAAATGGCATGTTAATGTGGTGCCAGCATGACGATCACCAAGTGCGAATGCCTACTGGCAGGCCATTGTAAGCGGCACAACGTAAGCAAGACCAAGCACCACGTAAAGCTTTGCCAAGAACGTCCAGAGTTTTTCCAGGCTTGGGAGAACGGGACCGGACCGGGGCAAAAGTGGAGCCAGTCCGACAAAGACGCACGCAGCAACATCGACGCAACTCGCGCAATGATTGACGGCACTTTAGCTGAAGCGGGTCGCAAGTGCTGGGACGCTTTGTTCTCAGGAGTCTTTACGCTTGCCGATTTAGAAGCATGGGAAAAAACAATTCCCAAGTTTGGCTGTAACTGCACTGGCTTTTACAAAGACTGGAAGGTAAACAATCCTGTCACGCCAGACTTTACAGACGAGGTTGATTTTGCTTGGAAGTACCGTCTAAAGAACGCAGTCAACGAAAAGCTAGGACACAAACAAGCCACCAGCAACGAAGCACGCGACGAACGAATGACGGTAGAACGGGTGGCTGCTTACTGGCACTCAATCGGCAAGCTGCCACCACTACAAAGTTATCTTCTCGCGGTTGAATGGCACCATCAATCTATCACACCAACCAAGCCGCGTTGTGTGGTCGTTCTTGCTCCAGACGACTGGACGAAATTGCAACTGGAGATCACCCGCAAAGGCTTTCAGGATTACGCGGAGAAGTGCGATGCGGATTACATCGAACTAACGCACGACGCTTTCCCAGCCTGGCCGATGGCAAACAAGTTGATACAGATTCCGAACGTAACAACCCACTACGATCAAACCGTGTACTTTGACTGCGACGTTATTGTAAAGCCGGCAATGCCAAACTTGTTTGAGCAAGTGCCACGCCATTACTACGCAGCACAGGACGAACTGCCGACGATCTTGACGTTAAAGTGCGAAGGACATTACTTCCAACACTTTCCAAACCTCCTCGCTGTAGATAAAGTGCCAAATGGCGGCGTGCTTGTTTTACCACGCAACGCAGCAGCGTACACAGTTCCTAATGAGTCAATGGCCGAGGATTGGTGTGTAGATCAGTTCGTGCTTGCAACGCAGTTACCACCGAATCAGACGACTTGGCTGGACGACCGCTACAACTGGGGTTGGATACGAAAAGACTGGCAAGAGGGGCTGGATGATGCGTTTGCGATCCATCTAAACGGAGCAGTTCCGGAAGATCGCATGAAGTGGTTGCGGAAACTTTCGGATCGATACCAATGATCTTCCTCATCCTCGCATCCCTAACGCAACCCTTCACCCGCTCCGAGCAAGCCGACCTCCTAGAACTTAACCACCACTACGATACGCAAGGTTGCCACGTTTACGACCAGCTCATTGTTTGGCGACAAAACCCCTCCACATTTCGATTCGAGGTGGCATCTTGGACCCTATGCGACACGCAAGGCAAGTATCCCACAAGATTGCCATCGGGTGTCTATCGCGTCACCTGGCTTGATTCTGGCAAGCCCAGGGAGGTTGTGTCTCGGCAGTTTCGTGAGAGTTGGACGCAGACCGACCCTGAACGAGACGATCAACGCAGGGTTCACCCAGACGACCGAATCCGGCTCATCGAAAAATAGTTTCCGGATTCTTGCCAAAATACTCTTGCTGCCCTTGCCAATCGTCCGACACTAGCTATAGTTACTCATGTAGTCGGAAACGCAAACGCAAAACAAAGAAACGAAAAGATGACAACTGCACAAATCAAAAACTTCATCGCAGCAAACAAAGAAACCATCACCGCTCGCGTAAACGAATACACCGCAGTTTGTAACATCAAGATCAGCGAATTCACTGGCGAACAAAAACAACGGTTGATCCTGAGCCTGTTTGCGGTCGAAATTGCAAATATGGTCAAGTAACAAACTCACACTATCAAACAGGGCAAGGCGTAAAGCCTGCCCTTCTACCAACCCCATCCAACAGACCGGCAAGACCGGCAAGGATTTAAGATGTTCAGGCTCGAATGGAATCGCGGCTTTTGTATCGTCGGAACTTTCGCGGAGTGCGAGAGCCATCCGGCTTACCTTTATTCAACCATACTGCGGAGAGTTCCGTTCGGTTGGGAAGTGATTTGACTTGTGGGATTTCCGGCAAATGTTGACGTTCGCTTGTGCGGACTTGGCGAACTGATCGCGGCAGACCTCGCAGACGGTGAAACGCCTTCCGAGTGGATACGCGATGCAGTGGCACGCAAGCTAGACGTGGAAGCTCCGGTCGTGGAACTGGGGCAAAAGAATTTTGGCGAGCAAGGTGCGGCTGGTGCTGCGGCTCGGTGGGGTAAGAAAAGGAAGTAGCTTACGGAATTGCAAAATTGATTGCACTAGCGTACACTGTTGACATGATTACCTCTACACAAGCTGCAAAAGAAATCGGTTGCTCAGTCGCCACAATCTCCCGCTGGGCTGCTAGACTTGGCTACACAAGACGGTTCGGGAACTGCATCTTGCTAACCAAACCGCAGGTTAACGCAATTAAAAAAGCCTGGAAAAAGAAGGCCGGAAACCCTGATTTTGGAAAATCTTTAAGAACTACTATTGCAAAATAGTTTGCATGCCGATACAGTTCAGGCATGGGGCAGTTGGCAGCGTTGCCAACAATTTTTGGGAACTTAGGTGCAGGCCAAGATTTGGTCACGGATTGCATCAGATTGGAATTATCTATGGTCATTTTGGAACGGGCGTTTCAATCGCTGGTTGAGGTCGCCAAAGACGACTTGCTGCACGGTCAGCGGTATTTGTTAGTCGATGACACGCATGCTTTGGTCGTGTGTGTTCGAAGTGTTGACGGGCGCAAGTTCGCGAAGGTTGAGCTGTCGTATCTTGCAGCACGGGTGCAGATGACGCTGGACATCGTGCTGGATCACTTCACGACTGACTTGGCGAAGTTCTTTGAACTGCCAGCTACGGAAGGTGGACGATGAACAGCGCACTAACATTCCAGTTCGTCCCAATCGACGATTCAGGCGAAGTCGATCAGCTCAAGTGGCAAGCGATTAGCTTCTACGAAAGTGAACGTGACGTTGTTTGCTACTGGGAAATCTTTTGCAACCGGCATGGGATTTTTACTGTTGATTGCTCGGACTATCAGATGGTAGATGGTCGTCGCACTCCTGAAGATGATCAGTTTATAGATTTGTCATCGGCAAAGAACTATTGCGAGCATCTTGAAGCAAGCCTGCAACAAGAACTTGAGCGTGAATACGAGCACGATCTTCGACCGCTTCTTGCTAAGCGAGAACAACGAAACAAGGGACTAATCCCTGCTTAACACACGGACGCAACCAGCGGACGGACTCGACTATCTAACGGACTGGATAGGGCTGGCTTCATGGATGGGATTTTACAACGGATGGAATTTCTAAGGAGATGCAAGGATGGCTTTGGTATTAGGTCGCAAAAGCGGCGAACGTGTCTGGGTGGGAAACGATGTCTGCGTTGAAGTCGTTTCAATCAGGGGAAACAAAGTACGGCTCGCTTTTCACGCGCACCCATCGGTGCCGATCTTGAGAAGCGAAGTCAAGGAAGCTGACGAACGAAAGGAACAAGGGAAGTGAGATATTACAAGATCGTTTACCGTCGGAAAATCTACAAAGGCAGCGGTAAGTTTATTCACAGCATGGTCGTTTCGTCTCAATACAGTCGTTGCATCACGTCAACGGAAGCAATGAACGACGCCTATGTCAAAGCAGCTCGGCAAGTGTCGGATGCTTGGAGCGTGGAGATTCGGGAGATTTGCAAAGTCGAGTATCTGCAAATCATTAGGGACCATGACAACTTTGGGATCTGGATGCTGTCCACCGAGGCTTATCAGGAAGAAAGGGACGACGCCAATGCCGACAGCTAAAGCCAAAAAGCGTTCGATCATCACGGAAGCAAAACGACGCAACCACCTTGCAAGAAACGGAATCAGCAGGGACGACGATTCAGTTTACGGCGCGTTGATGCGGGTCGGCCACGATGAGGACTTTGAGCCATCTCGGATGCCAGAACCAACTGACGCGCCGCCTGGGTCGCTGGAGAAGTTGCTGTTGCTGACTAAGCGGGTGATTCGTGGCGAAGTGCTGCACCATCCGGAAGATAACGCGGTGCTGGCGACGGTGGAGCAGCAGTACGAGATGACTCGTTATGCAATTGACGAGGCTAGGAAGTATCGAGGCAGGTAGGACGTTTTTACAACAACAGAATTAGAAAGTGTTTGGTGAGCTAAATGGGTGACATGATTATTCCAGTATCAATGGACTTGGCTACGTTTGAGGTCGCGAGCTGCGATCTTTCACAAGAGTATTGGACACCGAATGACGTAGGCGAAAAGCGTCGGATGGTGTTTGTCGAAGTGAATGAAAGAACGGTACTTGACCAGAAAACAGCAGAGGAAATCTTGCTCCCTTGCGTGGTGTTCATTCAACCGATTAACAACGAAAGCAAGACTGTCGTCAACGGTTCAAAGCGTCTTGTTGCTGTATTCGAGAACAACGCAATGGAACCAGGAACTCCAGTTGAGATTACCTACAAGGGCAAGAAGAAAAATAGGACGAACGGCAATATGTCGGACGACTGGAGCGTGGTCAAGCTTTCAGCAGCAAAGGCCAAAAAATGAACCTGGACGAAATGGAACTTGGCGAAGAAGTGCTTGATCCAGTTGAGGTGAAGCGGGACGAGTGGTTGCGGAAAAGGCTAGGCAAGATCACTTGCAGTCGGTTCGGTGACTTGATGGGTAGCGGGCGAAGCAAAGATGCTTTGTTTAGCCAAACTGGTTATAGCTACCTTCGACGTATTGTGGCTGAACGGTTGGGATCGTGGTATAGCGTCTCAGCCAAGTCGATGGACTGGGGAAACGAGAACGAATCAAAGGCGATTGCTGAATATGCGAATCGGTTTGAGTGGGATGTTGATAGCACTCCATTCCAATACTTTGATTTGACGGACGACATTGGTGGAACGCCTGACGGTTTGGTTGGTGGTTCTGGTTGCCTTGAGGTCAAGTGTCCGTTTGATCCTGCTGTGCATGTCAACACGTTGCTGACTAAGGAAGTTCCAAGCGAGTATGAATGGCAGGTTGTTGGTCATCTTCTGGTGACTGGCCGCGATTGGTGCGACTTTATTTCGTTCGATCCACGAATGGAAGGCAAGAACAGGCTTTGCGTAATTCGGGTTGAACGTAGCGAGGCGAGGGTTGAGTTGCTGAAGAAACGGTTGGAAGTGGCTGTTGGGGTGGTGCGGGAAATGGTTGAAAGGATTGGTGTGTAGGTATGGAACTGACAGGAATCGTACTAGCCAAAGGCGCACCAAACCGAACTCAGGATGGAAGAACTACAATGTGTTCTATCATCCTCTCTGACGAACTTGGATTGATTCGACTCTATCCGTTAAGCGTTACAGGAAACCAAGAGGTAAAGGTATGGACCCGCATCAAGTGCAAGGTTGCTAGATCGCAAAAGGATAATCGTACAGAAGCGTTTCGATTGGTTGGAAACGAAATTGAAGTCATTGACAAAATTGAGTCGTCATCCAGCAAATCAAGCATTCTTGACTCCTGTCATCTAAAGTCTGGCGACAAAGATCCGATCGCATACCAAAACGAGCGACGGGCTAGCATCTGCGTCGTGAAGGTAAATGGAAGAATAGGCATTTCCATGAAGTCGCGAGACGACACAGAGCGAAGAATTTCTGAAGACGAAGACTCTTGGGTAATGACACAGTCGGAGTTTCCGTACAAGCCCTACGTTTCTTGGACTAGCCTTCAAGGTGTGTCGCACGAAACGCACTTGGTTGCACAGGAAGTCTATTTGGGCATGCAGAAGAATGCTGCAAACCCTTCTAGGATTTTCGACAACATGCATGCTCTCGATCCTGACTACCAGCATTGGATGGTATTGGGAAATACAAAAGATCGCCGAAACGTTTGGGTGATGCCTCATTTGCATCGTCTAAAAAAAACAACTTCCGCTACGACTACAAACTTCTTGATGAACGATGGAGAAAGCGGAAGTTGGCCGTACTCGCAGCAAGAGGAAATAAATGCGAAGTATGTGAGTCCACAAATGCAATTCAACTTCACCACCTAAGGTACGACATTGACAAGCAGCCTTGGGAGTACGAGGACTGCGATTTGAAATTACTTTGCAGGCAATGCCACGAAAAGGAACACGGTAGATAATGGACTTTCACGAAGCAGCTTGCATTTTCCCGATGCTAAGCGAAGAAAAGATCGATGATCTTGCAAAAGACATTGAAGCAAATGGGCAGGTAGTTCCAATCCAGTTAATGGACGGAAAGATTCTTGACGGGCGCAATCGTTGGATGGCTTGTTTGAAGATTGGAAAGAAGCCAGTCACGGTTGATGTTAATCCAACTGACCCAATTGCGTATGTCCTTAGCCTTAACCTTCAGCGTAGAGATTTAGACGAAGGCGAAAAGGCAATGGTTGGCGGTAGGGCTAAGGCTTTGTACGACAAGCAAGCCAAAGCAAGGCAAGGGAAAAGAAACGACTTGGTGGACAATTGTCCACCAAGTTCAGAGCAAGGAAAGTCCAGAGACAAGGCCGGCGAAGCCGTTGGAGTGTCTGGGAAACAAGTAGATAGGGCTGTCAAGGTTTTAACTAAAGGATCTAAAGAACTTATTGAAGCCTGTGACAAAGGCGAGGTTGCTGTTTCAGCAGCGGCAAAGATAGCGACACTTCCAAAGGCAATTCAAAACGACATTATCAAACAAGCTCGCGAAGAAGGGAAGGATGTAGGCAAGGCAGTCGCACAAGCGGCGAAGCATATTGTTCCTCAGCCTGATAGTGATTGGACTGACAGCGAGCGAGAGAGGAAGAAGCTTGTTGAGTCTGGCAGGACTGTCGTTGCGAACAAACGATCAGATCAGCGACTGATTAGGTGGGCGATGGAGAATGGACACTTCATACCGATCGACAGAGGAACACAATGGGGCAATCCTTTTGTGAAAGACGAAGATGGCGACCGAGACACAGTTTGCGATTCATTCGATGTCTATTTGAAGCTTAAGCCATCTCTTCAAAGCAAGATTGTAAGTCTACAAGGTAAGGTGCTTGGATGTTGGTGCTATCCAGAGCGATGCCACGGGAATAGCCTTTGCGATAAGGCTAACCAATGAGTCGCCAATCCGAATACCCACAAGTAGCGATCGATTTCATAAAAGCCGCACGCTACCCGCAATCGGTCTTTGAGTTCGCTGCCGACCTGGAAAACGTTGGCATGCACGGAGGCCGAGTCCCAGCAGCTCGCGCCCACGTTTGGAAAGCGGTTATTGACCAATTAGTGACAGACGGAAAGTTGGTTGTATCGGATCGTGGCGTTCACGGTTCGACTGAGTTGGATAAGCCGAAGCAGATGGAATTGTTTTAGAGGTTGGAACATGGCTGGTGATTGGATCAAGATGCGGGTGGACCTACAAGACGACCCTGCTGTAGTGTCGGTTTGCGACAGCCTTGAGCTTGACGAGTTCGAGGTTGTTGGCAGGCTACATAAACTTTGGGCTTGGGCCGACAAGCACACGGCTGATGGGGTTACTACTGGAGTCACTCCAAAGTGGGTTGATCGATATTTGAACAAGCCTGGGTTTGCTCAGGCGCTGATTGAAGTCGGCTGGCTCGAGTTTAAAGAAGATGCCTTGATGTTTCCTGGATTCGAAATACACAACGGAAAGTCTGCCAAGTCTAGGTGTGATGCTGTTTTACGACAAAGAGAGTCACGCATGCGTCACGCTGGTGTCACAAACTCTGGAGAAAAAAGAATATCAATTCCCAAACCATTCACGAGGGCTGTGATGCAGAGGGATGATTACAGGTGTGTGTATTGCGGGACGGAATCAAGTCCAGAACTCGAGGCATCTAAAAAGTCAGTGCTTTCAATCGACCATATCGTTCCGCATTCCAGGGGGTCTGGTCGGCAAGCGATTGAGGACTTAGCAACCTGCTGCAAGCTTTGCAACAACGAAAAGAATGACAGGACGCCTGAAGAGTGGGGATTGCTTCCTACATTTCTAAACGAAGGAGTTGTGTACAAAGAAGGAACGCTTGTCACAGAAAAATGTGACACAAACGTTACAAAACCGTTACCAGAGAAGAGAAGAGAAGAGAAGAGTTTAGAAAAAGAAAAAGCACGCGGGGAGGAGTTTCAAATCTGCTGGTCTAAGTGGAAGAGGCACTTGGGGCAAATCCAAAAG